AGGGTAGAAACAGGGGAGAAACAGGGTAGAAACAGGGTAGAAACAGGGTAGAAACAGGGTAGAAACAGGGTAGAAACAGGAAACCGCCCCCACTGGAAAAACCAGCAGGGGCGGCATCACAAGCCTCAGGGATTCATTCACATCACAAGCCAAATAATAACATTGCTCTCGGCTGTTGATAGAAACTCATCTCGCTGTGCCATAGTATGACACGCTCTATAGACATCAGGTGCGGCACAACCTGGGGTGGAATACCCTTGGCTGGCCGCACCATGACGTCCAGGGAAGCAAGAGTGTTGTCCTTGGGGTAACCAGTACCCCGTCTGACATTACTACGTAAAGTAGACATAACAACCTCTCTTGCTTCGTTGGTTAGAACTCAGGTTCGTCGTTCTCAATCTCAGCAACCTCTTCGACCTCAGGCTCGGAAACCTGGGCCTCGGCAGCAGCCTCGGTCTGCGCCTCCTTCTCAGCAGCCTTACGGGCCTTGTCGGCCTCAGCAGCAGCCTTGGAAGCGGCGTAGATCGTATCGAGAATGTTCTCGTCGATCGGCTCCAACTCGGACGGCTTCACCGTCTTAGAGTTGATGACCAAGCCGGTCTGCTTGCCAGAAGCGGACATGACATCCGCCTGAATGGCGTAAACAGTCGGACCAGGTCGACCGTTGCGATCCGGCATCTGGACGATGTTATCGCCCGCAGCCGCAACGAACGCATCGCGCTGAGAAGCGCTGTAGCCAGCCTGATGATCGTAGACGGTCTTACCGTCGAGTTCCTTCTTGGTCGAAACCAGGTGAGGAACTCGCTGAGGAGCAGCGCCCTCAACAGGTCGAACCATCACGTCGAGGAAGGCACGCTTGCCATCCTTGGAATGGGCGTTGGGGTACTCCACAACGACCAGTTCCACCGACTTCATCGAACCCTTACCACGTAGAGTAGCCATAATGACCACCCTCCTTTCTCATCTCATCCCGCAGGATGTCGGTCGAGGGTTAATCAGCCCTCTCACATACATGGACTTGTTCCATGCAGCGCTCTCTCATCATAGATGAAAGAAATCCTGAATGTCAAGGCGAATCTCATCCCAATTCCATCGAATCCACGGAATCCATCGATGAAGTCTCGCTCTCTTCCAACACCTGTTCCAGCTGAGGTACCAAACGCTCAGTCTCGCTCCACGTGCTTGTCCGCACGATTCCGGCAAGACCTTCATCGAACGTCACCGTTGCGCTACGGCGAACACGTTTCGCTACTGGCACCACATCACTGAGAGCACTCGTGAGAATAAGATCCCCTGTTTTCTTCGCTGACATCTGGCGTTCCAGATCATCAGCAACACGATTCATACGCCGTACATCATCGAGGGGAAGAACCATCTCAACGATGTCCTCCTGACCAGACTTATGCAGATACGTTTGTGCATCGTCGATGAGACGTTGACGCCTGCGAGCCCAGGTCACAAACCGATCAGCAACATGGCGACCAAGCGCCATGTCGACAACAGTATCGGAACGCACGTCGTGCAGATCCATACCCTTTGTCTGAGACAGCGCCCATCGCTCCCCTCGCACCACACTCACAGCACCACGATCGCCCTGATCGTCTTGATCATCCTCGCGCGCATCGTCTTGTATCGCTTGCAATACAAGTCCTTTCCCGGACAGCATCGACACAAGATCTGCTGTTCGGGAGGCCAATGATGCACGAGCGCGCTCCAAGCGTTGCTTCAAAGTGGTCCGTCCAGCTTTCCCACCAGCTACCAGCAAGCGTCCACCGCTCACGCCGTGAGCAGCAACACCAAGCTTCTCAGCTTCATCAGCGTCCTTCATCTTCGGGATCGAACGATCTGTCAGCAGAGCTTCGAGACCAACGACTGCTTCGCGTCGCTTATCCACCGACTCCAACACGTCTTTCCACGAGTCGTCATCGCGGTGCTGCCCGTCGACACCTACCGCTAGTGGCCCGAGCAACGACCTGTACTTACTGACACAACGCGCGTGGTATTCCTCTTCCTCCAGATACAGCTTGTGCATCACCTCGGACTGTGGGGATACTGCTCCTGCGTGAAAACCGGCTTCCCAGTCGGCAGCGCGCATACGCCAATACTCACGCTGCGTATCATGCTCTCGCAAACGAGCTCCATACGATCGAAGGCGCAGTGAGAATCCAACCAGATCATCATCAGCGCTCACACCCTGAGCCTGAGTCTTCATACGCTGAGATTGCGTTGCCATGAGCGTCTCCACATCCTGGCTCATCACGTTGAGCATCGGTGTACGCACAGAAAGAGCCTCGGGTGGAAGAGATTGCAGCACTTGATACAGACCATTAACGCTTCGCTCCATGATCGTCTCATGACCACGCCGCACAAGCGCCTGGCGCTCCTGATCGCCCAGACCTTCGCGATGAGCACGACGGTTCGCGTAGGTCTCAACAGCGATCATGGCTGATCCCATGGGGGAACCAGGACGATCGAGCAACTCAGTAACGAGCTCTGTTGCAACGCTGTTCGCGCGTCGCATCTCCGGTCGACGAGACCCGTAACGCCACAGCGTCTTGTCAGCAGGCAAGCACGCCAACAACAACTGGGGTAGCGACTCATCGAGCACCTTCTCATGAGCCCAACGTTTCACGAACGCAGCAACGTTCAGGCGCTCATAGCCCACGGCGCTGGACATATGAGCCACATGTTGGTTCTCATCAAGCCATGAGTCAACACCTCGTCGCAACAGCGATATATCCGTGCTGGTGAGCTTGCCCTTCTGTTGCATGCCCTTCTCTGTACGCACACGTCGACCGAGCCCGGCATCGACCATGGCAAGGTGGCAGTGAACATGCATGGTATCAACCTGAATGACGCCCACATAGCGTAGATCATCGAAACGATGCCCCATACGCTCCAAGCCATGCATAATCGCCATACGCAGACGCATCTGATCGATATGACCTCGGTAATCGCCCTTGTTCTGTGCGACGAAGCCCTTGGGAACAACACCCATCTCCTGAAGATACTCAGGGCTGAAAGACAGCACGGTTTTCATCACTGTGTGCCCCTCGTCGAACAGACGCTGAATGTCAGCACTGGCACGGCGCACGCCTTCATCAGACAACGACGGCTGGCCGTAGCCAAATGCAACACCGCCTTGCCCAGACACATGCAGCACGTTGTCTTTGAGTTGATGCCGCGACACAGCTTTCTCAGTGGCGCTCTCTCGTGCCATATAGCGCAGAATGAAGTCTTCCGTATCGCGTCGACGAATGGGAGTCACAGGCTCTGTCGCGCCCTTGCGCGCCATGTATCGCATCACATAAGCGCCGGGTGTGCCACCGCGAGAACCGCCGTGCTTACCTCCGCCTGGGGTTGGCACACTGAACTCGTTGACAACAACAATGTTCTGCTTCAAGCTCATTGGTATCGACACACCTTTCTTTCAAATTACTTCAAATCGCGTCTACTTTTTAAATAAAGATCGTTACATACATACAGTGCAGTGTTGACAGGGGCGGCAGGTATGTCCCACCGCCCCTGTCAACACATCATCGGCCCATGACGTCAGGCTTCGAACTCATCGAAATCAGCAGCGTCAATCTCTTCCGCCGTTGCGACCAGTGCCGCCGCCTCAACAGCCTCACGAGCCGACAGACGCTTGCGCTCCGTGTCTCGTTCAGCATCAGCGACAGCCTCGTGCAGATCCTCGATCGAATCAACCTCGGGCTGAGCCAGAATCTCGGGCGCGTTCTGAGCAACCGAGGTGTTGATGACATCAGCCACGACCTCACGGAAGGTCGACGCCAGAGCATCCGTCGTCAGGGTTGCGCGCTGATTCTCAGCATCGTCAACGAACTCAGGCTGAGCCTGGACAACAGGAGCAGACTGGATCTCGGTTTCAGTTTCATCTGCACGCTGAGCAGCCTGAGCGTTGCGCATGAGCGCATCGAAGAGAGGCGAGTCCATGACGGGTAGCACGGTCGACTCACCGCTGAGAGCCTGAGCGATCGATGCACCCTCGGCCTCGTTGGTGCGACCATCGGTACCCTCGTCATCGAACTGAGACTCCATTCCAGCAAAGACATCATTCACGTGATCCGTGCGCTCCAGCGCATGATCGACAGCCTTCTCGCTCTCATGATCACGAGCACGAATCTGAGCGAGGTAGTCCGGGAAGTAGTCGGACAGATCCAGACCCGATGTCACAGCGTCGACAACCAGGCCATCCCGATCGACGACATCGAGGAATGCCAGAGGGGCTTCGTTCTCGTTACGAGGTGCGATAACAACACCTTCATAGTGAGCCGGGAGCATCCACACCTGGTTGAGCAGATCGCTGGGGGGCTCGAAGCCCTCGTTGAAAAAGCCCTTTTCGACCAACGACACCAGCTGCTCGTCGGTGAACTCGTAGAATGCATCGACGGTTGTTGCACCGCCGTCCATCTGATCGAAATCCACCTCTGTCACGCCATAGGCGATCTCAGGCGATCCGTAGGGAACAAGTCCCACGAGACGACCTCGGACGTGGAGGACAGGCCGGTAGTTCGACCTGGCCCCGTGATTGGTGAAGTACAAGGTGTCGACGAGCACCTTGATGTCAGCTTCACCCTTGACCTCACGAGACTCAACACCTCGCATCGATAGTGCGTGTCGCGCCCAACGGTTGGAGCGCTTCATGCCGGTTACTGTACTCATGTTCCTTCTTTCTTTGTTGGTTGGTGGATACCCCAACGCGATCAGCGTTGGCGAGACTTCTTCTCTGCCTTCTTCGCCTTCTTCACTGCCTCAGACAGCTTGTCAGACTTATCAAGCGCCTTGGCGCTCGTGTCGAACTCAGCACGATCGACCCAACGGCGAATCGCTGCAAACACCTTGTTCATACCACGATGCCCAAGCGCGCACAGCCAGATCACACCAGCCGAGATCACAATCGTGATCAGCAGCATCGGGGCGACCCAGTACGCGATGAAAGCTTCCGTGCTCGGAGCATTCGCGCTCGTCACGCCGAGACCATCCTGGACGAGACGGCCCATGTTCGGGATGACCTTCAGGGCACCCCACAGCATGATCCACAGGCTCACAAGAACCCACGAAACAAAGCCGATAACGCGCGCCACAACATAGACACCCATGCGAGCACTGCGCTTAATCGAACCCTTCTCATCAAGGGTCATAGGCGTGCGAGCAGTATTAATGAGAGAAGACAGACTCATAACAGATTCCTTTCAGGTTATTGGTGAAAAAGTGAAAGAACGAGTGGGACCGCACCCATCATCGCTCAGTAGGTTCGATCGCGTCCCGGAGCACCGGCCCAACCGGTGATGTCCGAGATCGAACCATCGCTATCAAGCGTGTAGCGCATCGTGGAGTACGACGTGCTCGTCGCCTTGCCATCGGTGCTCGTTGTCTTAATGCCAACGACAGCGAAGTACGTATACTTCGTGCCATCAACGTTGGTCACAGAGGTCGTGAAGCTATCGAGGGACGAGTTTGCGCCCTCATAGGCGAAATACGTCTTACCGGACGAGTCCGTACGCCATGCACCGGCCTCTTCTCCCGGCATGAACACCGTGAGGAACTGAGAGGTCTCATCCAGATGCCAGCGATCGATGAGAGCCTGTCGCGCAGAGATGTACTCATTGCCATTCGACCATGTAAGCGCCTGCTTCATGATCGCCTTCATGTTCTCGTCATCGCTGTGCTTACGCGCCGGGGACATACCCGTTGCCTCAGACGAGACAATCTCCTGGTTGTTCATCGTCGACGTTTCCAGCGACGCAAGCTGCGATTGCAGCTGCTGCACCTGAGCCTCGTTGCGAGCATTCTCATCGGCCACATGATCGCTGTGCGTCGCCGCAACACCGACACCACCCAGGAGAATCGCGCTTCCTACGATCAGCGCACCGAACCGTGCGATCACAGGCGTCTTCTTGTTCTCTTGCATCTCAACCAACTCCGTTCTCATGAGCAGTGTCATCGCTGACAAGCAAACGCGCACCGGCAGTCGTCACTCCGGTGTGAACACCGGAGAAAGTGCCCGAGGCAGCATCGTATGTGGCCGTCGTCCATGCCAGCAGCGTGCCATCAGAGCTCTTGCACAGCCATGCGATCGGCAGTGCCGACGTGTCTGTCACGCCATATGTGACAACCGATTCCCATTCGTACTGATCAGCGGGCAAGGCACTCGTCTGACCCGAGGCGTCTTTCGCCAGAGGCGCGTACCAACGCACAGCAGCCCCATCAGGAACAAACTCGGCAAGCCGAGCATGTAGATCAGCCACACGCTGCGCATCTGCGTCCGAGGTGCTCGTCGACCATCCACGGTATTCGTTCTGGAGATCGGCCACCTGCTGGCTCTTCTCCTGGAGAGAATTCACAGCCGCCTTCGCGCCCTCGACATCGGGCACAACCTCAGATGCCTGCTGAGCCTGAGCAACCTGAGCAGTCAACGTTTGGATCTCAGCGCTTCGATCGATCGGAGCACTCTGAGTACCCACAATTGCAATACCGATTCCCATTGCAGCCAAGCCCAAGCCCGCTGCGATCTTCAGATCGATGCGGCGCTTCTTGCCGTCACCGTCGTCGTGAGCCTTCTTCTCAGCTCGCTGAGCCTTCTTACGTTCGAGCTCATCGGCCAATTCCTGGCCACTCTTCCAATGCGTTTTCGGCGTTGGTGTCTTCGCCCATTCACTGAGCTTGCTCATTCGATCTGCCATGGTCATCACTCCCTTTCTCTATCTCTTTTCCATTGACGTGATTTCACTCGTGTATCAACATAATCAATCATACCACAACACCCCGTACCAGATGCAATCATCCAGTACGGGGTGCCATGAGTGATGCTACATGATCACGGACCAGGGGTCAGACGAGAGTTCTTATCGCCCTGACCCTTTTGCATCGTAGACGGAACCGTCACCGATGCGAACTTCGAGGAAGACTCCTTCGTGGTGTTTCGGTACGCGACATAGTCCGTATCAAGACCCGTCGAACCAGTGTAGAACTGGCCCACTGTCGGAGCACGATCGTTGAGCGAACCCGAGACGATCTCGCCCTGGGGCTCGTAGTTACCCTCGCCCCAGACTTCCTTCACAGAGTCCTCACCCACATACATGACCGTGTGCGACACACCGCCAGTTGTACGCAGGAGGATATCACCGGGCTGAAGCTTGGACTTATCGCCGTTGTAGTCGATCTTGGTCCACTTCGAGCCACCCTGGCCCTGAAGATACTCTAGCTGGTTGGACACGCCACCAGCCGGGTACGTATCGTCAGTACCAGACCAGCGAACAGCAGTGGCAACAGTACGGTCGCACGAGGCAAAGTAGTTATCCGACTCACCGAGCACCTCCTTGTGGAGGTACTTGTAGATGTCGGTGCCATCGTTACCCTTACCATCGTCGTTGTACGGCCATGCGTAAGAGATCGCAGCCTTGACCATCGTGGAGTTATCCACCTTGCCGCCGTGCGACTTGCACTTGCTGGCAGCAGCAGCCACGGAGCTACTGTTCGCACCAGTCACAGCGCTACCGGACTGAGCCAGGATCGAATCAGCGAGAGACTTGTTCTTCTCCCAGCCGCCCATCTTGGCAAACCAGGTACCAGCAGCGCTCTCGCGAGAGCCGAGCGTGCCGTCGTTGATGCCCTCCCACTTGGTGAGGAAGTACGAGGTCGACGCAGAGACGCTACCACCCTCGGAGTTGTCGATCAGAGCCTTCACCTGAGCGACGCGAGCCGGATCGTCCTTGGAGATCATGAAGCCGAGCTGGGTTTCCAGCGTCGACCACGGCTTACCGATCGACTGCGCATACTCAGTGAGCAGCGCGTTACGACCGTTGGTCCACTGACCCAGACCGATACCCATGAGATCAATCGCAGGGAACCTGGCAGAGTATGCCGGGTCTACCTGTGCGATCTTGAAGCCCTTGGCCTCAGCATCTTGCTTACGAGGACCGATCGTGAACTTCTCGTCGAAAATCGTCTCCACACCAGTCGGGTCAATACCGGATTCATGGGACCAGTTGCCCAGAACACCGGCGATGTTCTCATCGGACATACCCCATGCCGAGAGCACAGAGTAGACAGTCTTCGCGTTCTCTTCGGTCTTAGCCGAGACATCACCAACAGCGCCGTCTGCTGCCTTTGCTGCGTTTTCAACAGCCACGGTGCATGATTCCAGCAACCCATCGTTACGCGCAGCCATATCACCGTCACGCAGAGCAACCGCGCCACCAGCGATAACAGCACCCGCGCCAACAGCCGTTGCCACAACAGTCGCAACAGTCGCGGTCGCCGCCGATACAGCTCCGCCTAGTGCACTGGCAACAGCCGCACCGGCTCCCGTGAAGAAACCAACGACAGCCTTTGCTGCTGCAACAACAGCACCTGTGATCGCAGACCACAGTGACTGAGCCGCTGCCATGATCGACATCATCACCGTCTTGAGCCAGTTGAGGAACACAGTTAGCGCAGCGGCTTGCGCCGCAGCAGGAGCCGCTGCTCCGGCAGCAGCTCCGATCGCAGCCTTACTCGCGCCACTCTTGTTCTGACCTCCCTGGATGCCGCCACCCAACAGACCGTCGTCACCGGGCTCAGCGCCACCAGAACCCATCACATCGGTGCCGTTCGCTCCTGTGTCAGTTCCCGTGTCCACAGGCTCATTGGGCTGAGCAGACGGTTCAATACCGGCATCCTGACTCTGAGGGAGCTTTTCAATCCCCTCTGGTTTCATACCTATCTCCTTTTCGTTCGTTTCGTTACGTCCCACACTCAGTACAACGTCAGCACATCGGCATTTGTATTCTGCACTGTGTTCGTTCGCACATTACGCAGCTCGATCTCCAGATTAAGCAGATCGTTGTAGGACGTGACCTGGTACGCCTTCTTATGGTCGTAATAGGTCTGCCAGGACGTAATGAGGTTGCTGCGCAGATCCAGCAACGGCTTCACGAACGTGTCACGGTTCGTGTACGCAGTCAACGGCGTACCATTGGTCAGAGTGAACTCAACCTTCTGCCAATCCGGCGAACCAGTCGACAGAGCAGCCTGAGACTTCATGAAGTCCACATAGCTCATGCCCTTGGGGACAACCTGATCGAGGTAGCCCTCGTTCACAGTGCCATGTCGCCAATCGAAGTCGTAACCACCGGGCACAACAGTCTTGGACGACAGGAACAGCGTCGACTCACCGGTCTTGCTGCTCTTCGCATCCTGACCAGTCACCTGATCGCCTGCAATAACATCGGGAACCACCGGCTCGTTGAGCTGAAGCATCGTGCCACGATCGTTCACAGAAGTCGTAGAGATCTGCGAGGTGTACTGGTCAATCTTTGCCAAATCGGCCTTCATCTGAAGCAACTGGCCATCCATCTCAGTACGCAGCTTCTGCTCGGCATCACGAGTCACAGCCTCGTGATAGACATCGCCCGCATTGAACTCAGTACCAGCCGTTCCAAGGTTCATGCTGACAGATCCCGATGCCACAGGGTTGAACGCAATACGCATCTGGTCGTATTGCTGGAAAGACTTATCGCCTGCGTTGGGATCAGTCTTCGACGAAGACGATCCACCGGACTGGGACTCACTGGCAGCGCCCTCACCCTCCTTGTAGGAGATCTCTCGATTGATACGAATCGTCATATCGAGGATCTGGAGATCAAAGCCGTTCGGGTTATCCAGGACAACCGCCATGTACTTGGCGTTGTTGCCAAACGTCACGTAACGAGCCGTGATCGACTTACCCTTCAACGAGTGCTGATGGAGCTCACGATCCGTGCCCGTCAAGAACACCTGGTAGTCATCCGCGTTCGCGGGAAGACGTGCCTCGTCACGAGCATTGAGAAGCACCATTGTGCGAGTCTTGGAAGGGTCAGTGTACACACCCATCACACGACCGGTTGCCTGCGTACGAGAGGTCGTAAAAGACTGCGTATACATCGCCGTCGCACTGAGCTGTTCCTGAGCGTTCGTGTATGACGACACACCTGCGCCAGTCAGCAGTGCTGCTCCAGTTAGGCTGAAAACAGCCACAGCGACACCAAATCGCTCCATCGCGTGGTGCGAATCAAACTTGAAACGGGTCTGGAATGCCTTGAACTTCGCAGCGAAACCAGACGAGGCATCGTCGACTTCTACCGCGTCATCATGACGAACCTCATCCGTAACTCCATACTGAGGAACCTTCTTGTTTTTACCCCATGCCATATTGTGATCCTTTCAATTCGTGTTCTACGTTTTCTTTTTAATCCGGGAATAGACGTGTGGATAGCAACAGCCGGAGCCGGATGAACCGGCCCCGGCTGTCACAGTGACCTTTTGACCATCTTGACCATCGGTTGTGTTATTAGAACATGGTCAGAAGATACGGCAGAATCGTACCTCCGCCGAGATCCTCGATGGTGGTCTTACCACCCTCGGCAATACCGAAGACGAGAGAGCCACCACCGGCCATCGCTGCACCACCGATGATGATAAGCAGCGCGACAGTCACCCAAGAAGTCTGAGCGGCCGACTGGCCACCAAACAACTTGCTGAAGAACTTGTAAGCGCCCCACACGACCGCAGCCGTACCGAGCAGCACGATGACCAGACCACCAATGAACTTGATATAGGTCGTCGCGTTGACAAGGAAGCTCTTCAGATCCCAGTCCGCAACAAGCGGGTTATCCGCGATCGCGAATAGCGCACGATTCGCCTGGGCGTTGAGGACATCGATCGTCTGAGTAGCGAGAATATCGAGAGACATGATCTCTCCTTTCGTTTGAAAATAGCTGACATGTGCATCTGGCCAGAGCCCGGCGGGTTGTCAGATGCCTACACTCATGACCTAGATAAATACTACACAACCCACGCGCATCAAGCAAGTGAAACGCCCTCGATCACACTGGAGATCCAGCATAATCGAGGGCGTCATGAGTGTCACATGGACACTCTCACATAGTCACCGTGAGCTCACGAGGGCATCGGCGGCATCGAGGAACCACCCGAAGGCTTCACGCCTTTCAGACCCTTGCCTGCCTTGCTCGGCGCGCTCTGAGAGCTACCCTTCACAGGCATCTGCGACGAGCCCTGACGAGGCGCACTCAGCGAGCGAGAACTACCACCACGGGACGGTGCCGGTCGAGACTGCACAGGCTTCTGTGCTGGAGCCTGCGTCTGTGTCGGTGCCTGCTGCTGCGGCTGAGCCTGAGCAGGAGCTGGACGCTGAGCACCCACAGCACCACGCTGGGGCTGAGACTGTGGCTGGCTTGTACGCGCTGGCTGAACAGGACGCGGAGCCTCAGCCGACTGACGGTGAGCCTTCGCCTCTTGACCCTTAGTCTGAGCACTCTGAACATCACCCAGAGCCTTCTGGCCATCCTGAGCGGCACCTGCGACATCACCGGAGTAAGCCTTGGCAGCAGCCTTACCACCGTGCCACACGGCCTTCACACCGGACGTTGCCTGATCAACACGAGCCTTATCAGCCTTGTTGTGAGCATCCATCGTCGACTGAATCGACCCTGTCGTCTCACTCATAGCGTCATCGGCGTTGTTGGCGACCTTGCTCGATGCAGCAGCATCGGCCTGCGGACCAGCCTCAAGCTGAGCTGGCTCAGACAAACCACCACGAGCATCAACTTCACTTGCGAGCTGACGATCCGACTCGGATGTCATCAGTGCGCTGGAGTTGTCATTGCTTGTGCTGTTGTCGACGTTCACACCGCCCGATCCGTCGCTGAGCAGCAAACCGCCGCCACCGCCGCCAGGAGCGTTCGGATCACCACCGGATGCACCGGGACCGATCTCATCCGGGCCAGGGCCATCAGTACCGTTGATCGAGAGCATCGATCCACCGCCCATACCCGAGACACCGCCGTTTCCATCCTGGATACCACCGGAGCCAGCCATGAGACCACTCGATGCACCGCCGCGACCCGAGCCAGAGCCCAGACCGCCTCGGCCACTCATCAGACGGTTAGCGGCAGCAGAGCCAACGCCTGCGCTAACACCGCCAGCCAGAGCGGGCATCAGCTTACCGCCGCCAGCGGGAGGCGCGACATTCGTGTCCAGGAACTTATCGATGATCTTCGTGACAGCCTCGTTAAGACCCTTCACGAACGCACCACGGAAGTGCAGCATCTTCCACGTTAGGATCAAAAGCAGAACAGTGGACACAATCGACGTAAAGAGCGTGACGTTACCACTGTTCTTGAGGTAGACGCCGAAACCACCCATCGAATTGAACATGTGCTCCAATCCGCCCTCGAAAATACCGGGAATCGAGATGATGATCTCCTGCACGAGGCGGTAGATAAACATCGTCGCGATGATCTCAGTAATCATCGTAAAGGTGTAAATCAGCACCTTGGCAATACCGGCCAACGAGCCCAGCGTAGCGAACGGAACCGCCGTGATGATGTGCAGCGAGTTCTTAATCGCACCGGTGAACATACCGAATGCATATCCCAGGCCAAGAACGATGAAGCACAGGAGCGTCACAGCACTGTTCGTCCAGTACAACCAGCTCACACCAGCAGAACCCACGAGGTTCACCGAGTTGTGGTACTCGCGGGTCGCAGACGACACAGAATGAGCCGACGAATAGACCGTTGCAGAGTTCTTGCTGAAAGCCGTATTCAGGTAGTTATACATCGACAACGCAGACAGGTTCGCATTGTTGAAGTTATCACCAAGCATCACCCAGTCACCGGCAAGCTGAGCATTGTTCGTCGTAAACGTCACAACCCCGCTTCCCTCGGGACGGTTAGCTTGGAGACCAGTGCCCTCTTGAACCTTCAGAACAGGGTTATCCGAAGCCTTGATAGTCGAGCACGACTTACCATCGGTCTTCGTCGAACCATCCGCCTGGACGTTGAACCACGTCGTCGCACAGTTCTTCACCGTCTCCTGGCCACCAGATGCCTGCTGGCTGATGCGACCCTTGATCACCGTATCGAAGTCAGATGCCTGATACGACTGAGCGTTCGTGTATCGCAGCAGCATATTCATCGTCGCCATGAACGTCAGATCCTTCAGACCACCGTTCGATGTCACATCCGCCTTGGCAGACTCGGCGGAAATAGAACCAAGGTCCGATGGCTTGATACCAGACACATCCGTGAAAGCGCCTGGGTTAGCAATCCTGTTAATTGCAACAGTCGTCTGACGCAACTTATTCACAGATGCACCGGTCGGAGCTTGCTTGGAATCGTCCCATTCAAGCGTGGCGTCACTCGGAACCGCCAGACGATTCACCTTCGCCCAATTCTCGAAGTCGACGAACGTCGACAGAACAACACGAGTCGCACCCATACCGGCACCCGCCGTCGCGTCCTTCATAACGCCCAACGATGCCGTGTACATCGAACCAATAAGGGGTACACCCACACCGAGGAACAGCATACGGATGACCAGCTTCTTCAGGCCACTCAGCGCATTACCTTTCTTCCACATGAGAGACGAGATGATGAACGTGAACAAAAACAGCGGGATCAGCACAGTCCACGACAGGTTTACAAGCGCCTGATACCAACCGCTGAACCACGTATCAAGGCTTTGCATCCACGTTGGGACACCCTGGCCACCAGTCATACCGTTGGCCATAGCAGCGCTCGATGCCGAAATTGCAGAGAAGAAGAACTTGAACGGGTTGAGCGTCTCCAGCAACCAGATCACAGACGAGAAAATCGTATCGATACCACCAGCGAGCAGATACAGCAGGGCCATGATGCTACCAAACGCCATGTTCTGGAAGTGAAGCCCCAGACCCGTCGACGTGGAATCAAGACCCAACGCGTTCAACAGCGAGCCATACTGAGCATAGTCAAGAATGCCTCGGTAGACGGAGTTCGCACTACTCGAACCATTATCGCTGACTTTCAGCGAGTCATAGCCCACCGTGTTTGACGCACCCGTGGTTGCCGAAGCGAGCCAGCCGGAGAAGCTCGAAATATCGTTATCTCCGTAACCCAACAGATCGCCGCCCTCACTGGCATTCCCAGCGATCGTCGTCCAACCCTCATCAGCCGACAGACCCTCACCCTCACCGGGCTTGGCCGCATCGGAGAAATAGGCAGTAACGTTCGATGAGAGCGTGTAGAAATCGTACTTCTCAGCTTTGTCGTTAGGACCGGCGTACGCGCTTCCGCCGATCATGGTGAGACCAAAGACGGCAATGAGCACAACTGCCACAAAAGACATCGCGCGGGTGAAGCCCCGAACTGCTCGAACACGGCTTGTGAGCATCAAACTCTCTCCTTTCTTTTCATGGTTCTTGTTCACTTGTTCTTCCTTTCAGCGTTTTTGCGGGCTTTCTGCCGGGCCATCACAGATCCCCTGTGTCGACCGGGAGCAACACTTCCATCGTAGGTAATATCGCGCACGTGAGCATGGAGACCGAGCGCAAGGTCACGCTTGAACACAACGTTCACCGTCCCTCGTCGCAAGAACGTCAGCCCCTCACCTCGCCGGGTGATGACCTTCGTCATGTCGACAGGAATCTGCTTGGCCAGCTTCTTCTCGTACACAGGCACGAGAGCATCGCTCATCGCACCCAGCGCCGTCCAATCCGCCTCATCGAAGTGGTTGAACTCCGAGTCATCCAACATCGCCTTCACGCCGTTGTAGCACAGGGCGACACGGCCATTGCGACGGAAGAGGCGCTGGAACTGCTCCATCATGTAGGGCTTCACACCCTTATCGATCAGTTCAGCACCGTGGATAATCAGTGTGTCACCTTCGCCCAAGGCCGAAGCCGCGAACGCCAGCACGTTGACGAGCTGTGCCATCGCAACACCCTTCCCACGATCCACCAGAGCGGAGAAGTCATAAATGACGCGACGAGCCTTTTGGGTTCCGTCAATGACATCGTTCGTGATGACGTTGAACAAGTCACCGTTTGCACTCAGCATGGACTTGAAGACAGAAGACAGCACAGAGTATGCGTGCACCATCTCATCGTCACGGTTAGCCCTGCCGGTCAGCGCCTTATAGCGCTGATCGAGATACGTGACAAACAGCTTCAGCTGCGGTACCTGATCATGAGGCACACCCACAAGACGCAAACGATCCTGATTGTCCTTCGCGTTACGCGCCCACATGTTCTGATCCACATAGAACTGTTCCAGAGTGTCCTTCAGCTGACCTTGGATGATCGTCCGATCGTCATCAGTAGGCTGATACACCTGCTCGGTCAGGAGCACCATCTTTTCCAGGTGAGTCGAGAACAACGAGAGCTGATCCTTGCGATCACCGAAGACCTCAAAGGGGTTGACATCACCTTGCGACATGTCGATGCGCGCAGTGATCGTATCCATACGAGGACCGAGAACACCCGTCAGATCAGCGCCATCAAGGATGATATGCACAACACGCTTGTTGTTGATCAGTGCCGCCTGTGAGATCTTCGATGCCCACATATCGGCCACCTGAGCCTTGTTCATGATCTCAGCGCGAGACTTCTCATCATCGGCAACCACCACGTGATGACTGTACTGATCAACGTCCATGAGGACGCCCGAGTTGTTCACGTCACCGACCATGTAGCCGACGAACTCGCCACCACGGTCATTGAGACCGTTGGTGACAAGGTTGAACGCACCCGCCAGCTCAGTCGAGGTGAAGTGGAAACCCTTGCCTTTCTTCGACGCATTGGGGGCGAACAGCGTCGCCAACTCCTGGCGCTGAAGACCAGGGTGCGCAGCAATCGACAAGTTGCCAACACTATCGATGTACCGACGACGCAGATCATCGATAACATCGTCGAGAATCTCTAGCGAGGGAGCCTTCAGGAGAATGCGGTAGTGCACAGACAGGTAGGCAGCGCCGTCCTGGATTTCAGCGATCGCCTGCTCAACCTCAGCAGACACCTTCGATGCCTTACGACGGGACGACTTCGTGCCATTCTCGCTCTGCTCCTGCTCTTCGAGACGATCGAGTCGCTCAGACGCCTTGATCTTGTCCTTGAGCCAGGACTCAGTCACGCGCGAGACCTGCTGGAGCAGCACTGCCGTCACGTTCTGAGGCAGATAGGGAATGAGATTCACACCCCAGAACGGAGGGAGCTCATCACGGGCGCTCTCATCGTGGAAATAACCCAGGATGCACCCGACGTTACCGTCGATCTCGAAGTAGTCGCTGTGAAACACATAGCCCTGGCGAGGCTTCACCGCGAGCAGGTGTGCATACTCCTTAAACGTTGCCCCGTTGGTCTTCGAGAACAGCGCCTTACGCTCCTTACGAGACATGCCCTTCAGGCTTCGCTGTTGCGACGCAGCACGATCGCGCGCCTCATCGGCTGCAATAGAGGCACTTGCTTCGCGAACGCGAGAAGTCGCCATGCCCCACGGCGATGACTCATCCGATGTGATCACATTCGTGACACTATCCTTTTTCGCCATAGATGCCACTCCTTTCCATCATTCTTTCTCACTTACTGTCGTGGTCAATTGAAGACCGATTATGGTCGTTCCTCAGGCTATTCTACACGAAAACCAGGCAAAAGCCCATCGCATAACACCTGTTTGCTGGCATTAGATACGCAACAACCCCGGACGCGAACGTCCGGGGTTGTCACAGCCCTTACAACTCTGGCGGTGCACCATCTCTCACTTAGTGACAACGGGGCCGTAATGAGTCCGTAGGAGCTCGATCGTCTCATCATACGTGAGCATCGCGACCTGCTTGAACATCAGCGACGAATCAGCCGCTTCGGCATCGAGCAGGTTGTGCGCCTTACGTAGATCCTCTTCGTTGCTGGCAATGATGATCAGATACTGGTGGATGCTGAAGAAACTAGAGCCCACGTAGCTCTTCAAAGACTCGTACTGTTCGTCCATGAGCGCAACCAGTTCAGGATCACGAGCCTCAGGATCCAATGCACGATTACGCCTCTCTAGCGTTGCGATCTGTGTATGAACGCGCTGAGGTTCCTTCATGGTGATGAACTCTAGCTCGACACCCGGTTCCAGCTTGCGATAGAAACGATCGTTGCGGTTCAGAATTGCATTTCGGTCCTGATCAAACAGCAGACGCGACGCGGATCCCACGACAGCATACGCCTGGCCCACCATGCCATCCGCATAGGTGATGAAAGCCGTCTTCTCGTCGACATCCTTGATGCCGACAATCGAGTGGAACTGACCAGGGCTCGAATCAGATCGAGTGAGCACCTTACGTGCCGTCTTCGGAAGATAGTCGAATAGAGCCATGATCATCTCACCGCGCATCTCCTTTGTCTTCGAGTACGCAGCGAAATACGCCGTGGCGGCAATCCACCAGATCGAGATGAATACCAGGTACCCAAAGCTTGCACCTTTCAGTGGCGTACCCATGAGCAACCACATAAGGATGACAATGCTACCGATCCAGGCGAAGATCACCTTCATCGGAAGCGGCTTCAGCTTCACCGAGTTATTCGACAAGCTCAGCTCATGATCGAGGATCGTACGATCCAACGACACAGGAATGGAATACCGTTCTTTGACAGCCATTCACAACCCTCCTTTCTTCTCTCACGTCCATTGCATCACTTGTCGAACGAGAACGCGATACCACGCGTCCCATCCGGCTTGTCTTCCAGAGACAGGTACGCATCAAAGGTCTTGCCGCTCTTCTTGGACTTCATACCCTTGATCAGCACCTTCTCACCCGCTTCGATCTTCGAGCGCTGCTCATCAGTGAGCTTCACACCGAGCATCGACTGCGGCGCAACACCCTTCTTCGCAGCAGCGGTGGGCTTCTTGAAATCAGCCTGGAAGCCAACGAACTTTCGACCCTGATATTCACTCTCGCCAAGAGCGCCAACAACCGAGAAATCGTTCCCCGTCTTCTTAGATGTAGCTGTGATCTCGATGTCCTTGCCCGCCAGGAGATCCATGCACTCCTGATCCGTGAAACGGTGGCCGCTCCACGTACGGTTGAACTTCACGTGCTGACCATTCTTGGCCCACGTACCCTCGAAGTATTCCTTCTCGACAAATTCGCTCATTCCAAGTTCCTTTCGCATTGTTTGTGCATTCGCCGTCATGACGGCAATATCATCTGTGATCAGTCCGGCCACCTCAGCCAGAACATCGTCTGCATTCTTCTGACCCTTGGCCACAGCCTTCATGTCAGCGAACACTCGTTCGGTGATCGTGAGATCCCCGATGTGAGTACCCGGCAACAGCCGGTAACTCATGTCACCGTGCTCAGTGAGAGCAATCTTGCCCCTCGTTTCAGTCATGAGGGGATACCGAGACTTCGAGCTCGACACCTCTGCAAACGTCGACGTACGGGTTGCACCCGTACCCACGTCACGTCGTTCAAGCTGCTTCATCAGCCACTTCACAGTGGGAGCCGCAGGACGCGGTGGAACACCCTCGTGAACAAACGGCTGAGCCTGAGTACCAAGACCAGTCACATTATTCTCGTCATCGTCATCATCTGCCATCGATGCGCCACCGAGAACAGACTTCCAACCCGGCTTCTTCGGCACCGAGCACGAACCCGTGTAAGAGGGGAAGTCAGTGACGTGACCCTTCTGAGCCTCGTACTCGTAGTCCTCTGCGAGAACAGCGAGAGCAGACCGAGCAAGCAACTCATAGATCATGGCACCCGTCTTGCCATACTTCGCCTCCACGTCTGCAAGCGACTGAGGAACATTCGGACCAGGACGGTTTGCACCGTGCGCACCCGAGTCCTTGACGTGAGTCGACCTGGCAGCAGTGTGCGTCAGCAGAGCTGGGTCAATGCCAACAGCACGTGCGATCGCAGGAGCATTACTGACAAGCTCCGCAAACTGCTCCTTGGTAACGTGCTTGTCTTCGGTACGGGGGTAGCTGACGACTTGGGCTTCGTACATTTTTTGATAGATTTTCAGCACGTCCGCCGCCTTCACACCCTTGGCACTCAGCAGTGCTGACAGACCAGCCAGATCCAGCATCCGAGGCGGGCTAGAACGCTTCATGGTCTTAGAATCCACCGTCACGCTCGATGCGTGAAGACCACTCAGATCGACATCACTTTCCTTGGCATGTCGCTGCGCATCAGGGTCCGAGTACATCACGCCATTCTCATCGCGGAATCGAGGCTCGTAGAACGGCACCTTCTTCCACGACTTATGGGCCTTCAACTGATCACCCACGAGCACAGTCATGGCCGACTTCAGTCGACCCTGACGCAGGACAGTACGCTGTCCTGCAAGCTGGGATGCGACTCGGGTCCACTGCATGGAGAGGAAATCCCACCTTGATCGCAGCCACGCCATACGGTACTCGTCGTGATCGTCCATCGAAGACAGGCGCTTACGCGACGTAAACGCCTTCTGAATCGACTTCGGAGACTCATCGGTGAAATACATGCGTGAGATCGGCTTTGTGTTCAGTCCGAGGGCAGCGATGATTTCCCAGGCTAGTAGCCCTCCTTCGCCCGACGGATCAACGTCGGTAGCGATGCAAATTTCATCGCAGGAACGGAACGCTGTGCGAATGTCGGACAGAAGCTTCGACACACCGTCCTTCTTCTCTCGCTCGAAAGCAAGATCATTCACATCCCAGGGGAGATCCGTCAGTGCCCACGATGCATACTGCGTACGCTTCGACGGATCCACCTGATCCACCGGCTGCTTCAATTCAAAGAGGTGGCCGCGAGCAAACGCGATCACATAGCTCTCTCCGTTGCAAGTTCCGGTCTGACCACCAAGCGCCTTCGCAAAGTTGCGCGCGGCACTGGGCTTCTCAGTGAGAATTCCAACCGTCATACATGTCCTCCAAATCTGAATCGAAAAATTATCGAAAACGTTCGTATACGAGTATATCAGAGTCGTTCAAAGACCACCATCGTTTCACCACGATGCTTCTGACGCGACTGTGCTCGCTGGAAATGATTACGCGATGCCGACGCATCGATCTCATCTGCCAGGTGCCATTGTTCGCCTAGTGCCCTCTGAGCCACTGCCGACATACGCTTGCGCCACTTCTCACTGATCTGGAAGGCGAAAACGCGCGTCGACGGAGCAACGCTCATGAAGACAACCTGCTTCCACCATTCCAAGAACACCTCGTCATCCAGATTCTCAGCACCATCAGAGGTGTAGATCTCCGTATCGCCATACGGTGGGCAGGTCAGAACCATCTCATGCGAGCCACTGCGCATATCACGAGTAGCGCTATCACCAAGCGACACACTGGCATTCGTCAGACCTAGACGATCGATAAGACCCTGGTGAGACTGCACCACGGCTTCAGAAATGTCTGTGCCGGTGTACGTCACACCGCGCTGAGCACAGGTGAGCATACGCTCACCCCACCCGCTGCACGGGTCGTACATGTGCGTCGGCTCATACCGATCGAGAACAGCCAGCATAGCGGTGTTGACGAACGTCGAGTACGACCGAATCTCACCGCTGATCGCCAACCCTCGCACGACCTCCAGAGCCGACTCAGGAAGCTTACCCAGATAGTGCAACCGGTTAGCGAGCAGACGTGCACGCAGACGACCCCACTTGCGATGATGAACCTCGTCGGCCTCCCACATCTGCAACTCGCGCGCATAAAACGTCTCCCACGTGCCACTACGGGCAAGCCAAGAGATCTGCCGCGAACCAGCATTCGTGACATCAATATCCACCCACTGCTGCACCTGCTTCTCCAAACCTTCTCTGAGATCAATCAGAGATTCAGGTAGATCGAGCCAGGAGTACTCACGATCCCAGTCATGGCCATCAGGAGCCCCGAGAGCAAACCACAGATGAGCATCCCCCAGAGACTCAGAACCATCCCACAGCGTCACATAATTCAACTGCGCTTCGCGAGCAGCTGCACGCTTACGCACGTCTCGCTCAGTCCACGTCCCAAGCGCATTGAGGTAATACTGCGACTTCTCACCCTTCTTACACCAGGTCTGTACTGTCTTCTGGTCCATCTCACGATCGACCTCATACCAGTGCCCACCATGCGACCACGAGCCATTGAGTTCGATGAACAGATCACGCTCAGGGATATAGAAGTCGACAGCGAATGGATAGCGCTCTTCATCACGATGCTGTCGCACCACGGTCATACCGAGCTGGTCCGCATACTCAACGAGCAGCTCATAGAGTGCGTCCTCTGATGACGAGGTATTGAATGTACCGTTTTCGCGCTTCGCAGAAACGATACGACGCTGATGCGACGGATCACTCATCCGACGCGACTGTTCACAACGACGCTCAGGTAGCTGCATCGTATAAGCGACACCATATCGTTCCCGATTGGTCTTCACAGTGTTCGCTCGAATGCGTTGTTGATTCTCAGGATTACGCATGTACTGCGATACTTCCTGTCTAAACGACGTGCGCTGAGAGGGATGATCCACACCGTAACGCGAACGTGAAGTTGCGATACGTCGCTCATTCGCCACCGCCTTTTCCTCATCAGTCAAACAACGACGCTGATACCCATGAAGAGCGCGTTCACGTTGTCGTTCCTCACGCTCACGCTTCTTACGAGCAAGAGTTTGCTCTCGTCGAGCCTGACGCATAGGGGCCAACGACTCCTGAGCTTTACGACGAGCCTCATCAGCAAACACCGAACCCTCGGCCAACGTATAACGAGCACCGTAGCGCTCTTCACGTGTCTGAGCCGCCTTCTCCTGGTACTCATCGAGCTTGAACGGGTTATCCGTACCGTGCTGTGCGATCATACCTGCCTGCATCACACCACGACGAGACCGACGATCGGCGTCGCGGAACTCATCACCCAGATCCAGAGCTGTGAACAGTTCAGAGAGCTTAATGAGATTCACCGCGTCGTGCAGTCCAAGATGCACCAAGACACCAGCCTTGTCTAGGTCACACGCAGCGTAGCGCTCCAACACGTCACGCACCGTCTCAGGAGACACACGCTGGCGCACGTGCTCGATCTTGTATGCATGGCGATCAACACCCTTCAGCTCAGCCTTCATCGAAGAGTTGTGATAGCCAGGATCGATACCAGTGGCATCAATGACACGCTCACGCGACCAACCCCGGCACACCAGGTCAGTCGCGCTACCCTCGGAAAATAGTTTTGCTTCATTCATGAGGCAATTCTATCATCGCTACGAGGGTAGCGCAACCATCATTCCACAATCTTCAGATTCCCTCGCTGCACTGATTCATCTTTGCTGAGCTCTCGGGCTTTCTCCCGGAGCTTCGCACGCGCGTCAACCACTGTCTTATGGGTCAGATCGATCGACGTAGCCCGAGCATTGTTGAAAAGACGCGGCTCCGTCTTGTCGACGAGTAGCCACGTGAGCATGAGCTCCAGCTCATAGAGCTGTTTCTCAGCGCTGAGCGCACGCTTCGTCATCGCATCGAGGTCTTTCTGAGCACGCTGCTGGTTATCCAGCACCTGCTCCACCTTCATCTCGATCGCGGCCACACGGCCCTGCCCTGTGCGTAGCACCTCGGCTGCACGCCGGGTGTTCTCGTCCACACCAGGGATCTCGATGTCGAGAGCACTCATCGCCAACGCTGTCACAAGCGAACCTGTCGACAGCGTTTTGTTCTGCGTCTTCGATGTCGGAGAGGCACCCAGCTCTGGCGCACCCAAACGCACCAGTTCTTCTCGAATCGCATGACCGATGACAGCCGGTAGCTCTCGCGGCCTTATCGAATCACCCTCAAACGCAAAGCGAGCATCACCCTCGATCGTCGTGGGGATCTCACTACCATCACGATGACGCAACGCCATCGGCACAGGCTCATACAGGCGCTCTACTGGTTGTTGGGGCTGCTGCGCATCGCTATCCGGCTCACTGTGCTCGATAGGCTCATCGTGGTGTGCCTCCCCAACAGATGAAGTCTTTTCATCGAGATCAGCAACAACGCTATCAGCTTCAGTGATCAGATCATCAGGCTCATTACGTTGCGGCTCAGGCGGCGCAGAGCCGACACCAGACGCACCTGTGTGGCCCCCAGCGTTACCACTGCCTGTATTACCGTTCGCGCCGTTATTATTGCCTGCACCGCCACCGCCCGATCGATGTCGCTCCGAGTTTTGCGGGACGCGAGCGCTACGAGCGGAGACAACAGCCGACTGCTGGCTCATACGCTCACGTAGTTGCTTCTGAGCCGCATACAAAGGGTCAAACACCGGCGACTGAGATGCTGACGCGGATGGACCGTCATACTCAAAATCACTCATAGATTCATGCCTTCCTAGGTTTCTTACTCTTCGCCATCTTCATCATCCAGCAGATAACTATCGCCACGAGTCAAACCGATGATCGTCGACGCCATCGACATGACAGTCTTTTCGAGGTTGGCAACATTGCTGGCCAACGAGATCTGCGCATCCACAAGTTGAGCCAGACGCGCCTGCTCTAGTGTCGGTAGATCGTAGTCTCCGTTCTTACGCGCAACGTGACCATCGATGCACTCAATGATGAACTCGTTGGCACTGAGGCCCTCTTTCTCGGCCCAGTAATCTACTTTGTCACGCACACTTGCTGGCATACGCACATTGAGCCGAACCATCGGCTCTCCTGCTTCACCAGCTTTTCTATTAGTCACTGCCACTACAACCTCCTGTCTTGCTTATTGTATCTGTGTTGTGGCTCTTCGTTTTTCCTGATAACTAAGTATAACACAAAGCCTTGGCACACTCCCGTGTGCCGAGCATCATCATGATCCGTCAGTACTGTTGGTACCGGCCCTCCCCCTCACAAGACAGAAGAAAGAAGAGGTACACCATGACTGCATCTGTATCCATCGTGGATGTCGCTGCATACATCCTCGCTCGTGAGAGCACAATGGTGACACTGAAGCTCCATAAGCTTGCGTTTTACGCACAGGCTGCACATCTTGTTCGCCACGCATCCCCTCTGTTTCCAGAGGATTTTCACGCATGGGTGGTCGGCCCTGTGAGCCCAAAGCTCTACCACCTTCATCGGGGCAAGCTCTTGATTCGACCAGGAGAACTGCCCTCCGGTAACCCCTCGGCTCTCACCGATGCAGAGCGAGCTCTCATCGATCGTGTCTGTGCTGCTATGGGCAGCATGACCCACGCCGCACTGAGCAAAAGAATGTATCGCGAGCTTCCATGGGCAGATGCTTACGCACGACACACATCATCATCGCTCTCTCATCTGGTACACCTCCCCATTGTCACCACTGATGAAATTATCACCCAAGACGCAATGCGCGACTACTACAGCGAGCACCGGCTTGTCTCTTGATAAGCACACTACCGTGTGCCGGGAATCGTACTGATTCCCCCCCACCTCTCTCTCTCTCTCTCTCTCTCTTTTTGCTTGGAGTAACCACATGTCTGAGACAACACGTTTGCCCCGCTTACTCATCACCGGTTCCCGCAACCACCAGTGGACACCGTATGACTCTCACGCACTGCTCATCGCTGTACAAAACATTGTCGACAAGACTCAGAAAAACCCCGTCATCGTCCATGGTGGCGCAACAGGCGCAGACACCGACGCTGCTCGGGTCGGACAACGCCTGTTCAACCTCCAGGCTGAGGTCCATCGAGCCGACTGGAAGAAGTACGGCGGGGCCGCTGGTCCCATCCGTAACAAGCAGATGGTTGAGCTAGGAGCCGATCTCTGCCTCGCGTTCCCTGATCACCCAAAGAGTAGAGGATCCCGAGGCACATGGAACTGCATCGACCTCGCGCAGCAGGCAGGGATACCTGTCCTTGTTGTGTGGAACCAACGTCTGTGGGTATATAACCCCAATCATCCCACCCATGGAACGTATCGAGCACTTGATCGATACATCCCCTGATACATCAACAAGAAAGGCCCATACCACCATGGCCAAGAAGCAGAAGAACGCTCGCTCCAACCGTTCTTACAACGTACACGATCATCGCGCAGACGAGCTTGCCTTCGATCTCATGAGCGAAGCCCGAGACATCACCTTCGATGTCGTGGAGCGCAACAACAGCGTCATCACTCTCCACGCTCACGTCAACAGCGCTGACGTGGATCCGATCGTCGTCATCGTTACCGCCACTGATTACATCATCAACGGCACTCACTTCGGCACAGTTGCACAGACGCTCGATGCTCTTGCATCTGTTACCTCTGTGGCAACCGACTAAGACCGGAAAGGTTCTCGCCACCATGGCTATCGACATCAGTCATATCACCGGTGACAGCGCGCAGAAGGCTTTCATCGATCGAGTGATTTTCCGTAGCGACCAGATCTATCCAAACACTGACCACAATGTCATTCGGTCAGTGACGGGTCAGCTGCTGGATCTCACATTTGGAGATCTCGACATGCTCGCAGACATGCTGCGTGTCGACGTGCCGTGGTTGCTCAGCGGCCATGGGCATTGCCCATCTATCTCCCACTAAGCAGAAAAGAGACACCTCATACCTATGAATCCCATGATTGAAATCATCGAGAACGAAGATGGATCCCTCATTGCACGAATACCCGATAATGCGAAGATTCACATCGGATCATTCATTATCCCGAAACTATTCGTATTCTGCGAATCAGTAGCTATCATTCTCCTAATGATTGCACTTGGTTTAATCTTCTTAGACTATCTGAATTGAAACTAAAAAGGAAACACATGTACCCAGAACGAGAGCATAGACACCTAGAACCCGCCACAACAGACTTTTACCTCTTCGGCACAATCCGAATTCCTGAAAATGTTGCTCGAATCATCGCATTCATCGGCGCAATCTTCATCGCCTTCCTCGTGGTTAATAGCGGCATCGAACTGCATAAGAAGTTCACACAGCCTGATCCATTCGTCTCAGGCCCTGGTGCGCTCTCATCATCCGAGAAATACATCGCATTCGACGGTCCTGCACAACGCACGTATCAGCCAAGCGAAGGCGAAATCGCCTACTGCGATCCTGATGATCATGGTCGTCCCACATGCGCCTACGGTCTCCTGACTCCAGAAAACCGCGAGAAAGGTAGAAATTACCAACGTCACGACGTTGATTTCAACCCCAGCGGCTGGCCTGAGACCAACACCTACATTGAGCACTTCGGACCACTCTGGGTCAAGACACCTATGTTTGGAACGCAACTAGGTGGTGACTTCGTTCCCGATAACACCATCACGGGAACCGAACACCTGGATAATTCTCGACCTAAGGGTAACGCTTATGACAAGAAAGGACTCCAATACCCCGAGTCTCTTGCCACACAGTATCTTGATGACCAGTACAACGCGCAATGCCCGTTGTACTACGCAGTCACAGCAAACTATGAGTCAGACGAGCTCATTCCACGAAGCCTAACGATTGACATTGAAGCGTGTGATCAGTCGCTCTCTAAGCGAATGACCGTCTACAACGTCGAAACCACCTACGACATCAATTACCACACGGGCGAAACTCGCCAATAGTAAAGGACTTGACACATAATGTATCCATACAAAATGGAACCACTTTGGTTGACAATAGTAAAAATGATCCTTTGGATAACAGTGGGCATCGCATCGATAGCATGTCTGATCAGCCTTTGGGATCATGATAAAGCAAAACAGCCTGGTGCTCAACCTGGCACCACCAGTAATTACTACAGCATCGGCGGACCTGCACAGCACCCGTACCAAACCGATGCATCTTCTGACGGTACCATCACGTACTGTCCTCTCGACGAGCTGAGCCGTCCGACGTGCGCGTATGGCGTTCTCACTAACGAGAGCAGGCTCCAAGCCAAGCAGCGTGGCAGGCAAGACATCAATGTCAACCCTACCGGGTGGCCTGAGAAGAATCAGAAGGTCACCATCACAGATAGCAAAGACAGCGGCGCATCATACTACGGCTGGTTCTGGAACCGTTCGCATATGGTTGCTGATTCCCTGGGTGGCGATCCCATCAAGGAAAACCTCGTCACCGGAACCCGTACCCAGAACGTCGGCCTCAGTAAGGACCACAGCGGTGGTATGGCGTATGCCGAGACCAAGGCGCGTGACTACCTGGATAACCCGGCGAATGCACAGTGTCCGTTGTATTACGCTGTGACACCTAATTACCAGGACAGTGAGCTCATTCCTCGCACTGTCACCATTGACATGGAGTCGTGCGACCAGTCCATTTCTGAGCACATCACTGTGTTCAACACCGCCAATGGCTGGGCGATCAACTACTACAACGGACGGATCAGCTAGATCCCAGGAGGGAAAATGTTCGGTTACTTTTTAATGGGAATCGGCGGACTCTCGGTTATCATTCTAGTTATTGGCTTTGCGGTTGTTATGTTCATTGCAGCTCGTGATCTGTGGAAGGCTGGCAGTCCTGGTAATAGGTTCTTCGCTGTAATGATCGGCACTCTCGGTGTGCTGTTGGTAGCACCACTGATCATTTCTACTATTCTCTCTATTTACCAGGCAATTTTCGGCCCCATCGGCTAACGACAACAAAAACGTAAAGAAAGACAATAATGGAAACGTTTAATCTGGACAACGATCTACAGCAACTATCGCGATCTCAGATCGCAACTATGTTGTTTCTCAATGACACACCGTCAACCAATCTCAAAAAGCTATTCTCATAGCAAAGAATTTCAAAAGAAAGAAGAAAAACAATGGTAACTATCTACGACAAGCCTCTTCTCGTCATTCGTAACGGTGAGATCAGAACGGAAGGGTACTGGAAAATTACCGTCCCTGGGACCGTCGTCCTTGTCTCCGGCCAGCGGTTCATGTTCCTGTCGAGCAACAACACCAGGGACGGTTTCTGGCTAGTGCTGGGTGAGCAGACTCAGCTGACTGTCCAGGAATTCTATGACAAGTTTGAGATGGAACTTGTCTTGGTTGTCATCGACACCGCCAACTGAACAGATTGAAAGGATGACTACCAACATGACCCATATCCCCCTGGATATTGATTGGCGACAATGGCAAAAAGTCAGTCCCGATGTTGGCCTCTTCGAAGACTCCTACATGCATCGCCAGACATGGTTCGATGACTGGAACTACGTCTACCACGTTGCATTATGGGAGAACTTCAACGACAACGAAGACCCCGTCTCACTGATCGTCACCCGCGTCGACAAGATGGGCGACAGCCCATACAAGCAGAGCTCTCGCACGATCGGTGATTCCGGTAATCCCGAGTACTGGGCTGAGCTCGATCGCTTGTTCGGCTCGCGCCGATCGTGGAACAGCGTTCTGAGCAACTTCCACGATTACGTGAAGCACCACCCATACAGCCGCTACGGCGACAACGACGACTGAGCGCTACACGCTCAGCATAAGCCCCGTTACCACACTGCCCAGTACACAGTACAGCAACTGGTAACGGGGCTCTCTCCGGTTTATGTGCTGTTTTCATGCAATGAAATTGCATCGGTAGAGGAAAAGAGACCACTACCTCACACAATCACACCCCATGTCACCAGAAAGGACATCCCCATGACTGACGAATACGGATTCGCAAACACCGAAGAAGAGATCAAGGCATTCCTTGATGGACTGGTGGGCAAAGTGCTTAACAAACAGACTCAGCAGGCCAGCGCCCGACAGGCTCTCTCCGAGATCATCGGTATCGACCTGAACAAGGTAGAAAAGCTCATTAGCGGTGGCCAGATTGTCTTCTCTCCCGAAGAGATGACCGACACAATCGAAGAAAACGAGCAGACGGAGCAGGAAGAGCCGGAGTCTATGCTCGCAGAAGATTTGTTCACCGCTCAGGATCCCAACGGGCTCCAGAGTACCTACAGGGCGATCGAACTCCCCTTCGGAACCGTCATCACCATTGAGGGTGACGAGTTCCTCCACACTCTCATCGACCATGGCGACCACGGTCACAGTGCATGGGTCAATACCATGACTGAGATACTCGATGATAACGCTGTGGCTGAACTCGCTCGCAGTGCCAACGGCAACGTCACCAAGATCATCCACTTCGGTTGATCTGTGCTGTGACATCACTGGAACAGCGGTGGTTAACCACCGCTGTTCCACCCCAAACGCACCAACCTGCAATAGAAAAGAAACACCAATGGAACTTAGCGATAGCCAGGCAGTGCTTATCATACGCGGCATGAAACTACTACGTGATCAGCTGGAGAACGAAAAGAACGATAGCAATCCCCAGATCCTCAATGACGCGCTCAATGAGAACATCAATATTCTCGATGAACTCATCGGCTACATCGAGAATGAGGAATTCTTCCTCGAATTGACAGAGTGCTGACACATCAGCACTGTCCCCTAGAGTGAATCTAGGGGACACCACCCCTCGTGGCGAAACAGGTAGACGCGCTGGATTTAGGTTCCAGTACTCATCACGGGTATGTGGGTTCGAATCCCACCGAGGGGACCAGCCTCTATAGCTCAGTTGGTAGAGCAACGGACTTTTAATCCGTGGGTCCAGGGTTCGAGCCCCTGTAGAGGCACTTTTGCATACATACAAGCAACACACGAGACTCAAACGAAAAGAAAGAGGCGAACACCCTATGTCCATCACCCCACCCGTTATCTTCAGCACGCTCACCACCCCGTTTAACCGTCTTGCAATCGGTACTGTTGTCGAAGACAGCGAGGGCAATCGATACATGAAGACATATTGCGACGGATTCAATCTCTGGATCGATAGCAACAACATCGAATGTGCGCATAATGACGCATGGATGCTGGGGCGCATCAACGCAAAGCCAGAAGCATGGCTCATCTGGGTCTGACATGAACATCACTGACATCGCATCCATCACCCCTGCTCACGTCGCAGGATTTGTACTCACCGTGTTGCTATTTGTCACTCTTATAGCAATGCCACACAGCATGGCAGCAGCTGGGCCCACACACCGCAAACGCCATATCGCATTTCTCATCAGCAGCTCTGTTCTCATGAGCTTCTTCCTCGTCATTATCATGATTGACATCGCCGCGCTCATCTAACAAAGAAAACAAAAACCACAAACAAAAGGAAACACTGACATGTCCCCATGGATCATCATAAACGTCATCACTATCATCCTGGCCCTTTTAATGTTCCTCGGAGATATTGAGAAACACAAACCTATCGCTATCACGATTGACATTGCCATCCTAGTAACGGCTTGCATATCAATAGTTATATTGCTAATCCCAGAACACTGACAGAACCCCCCCAAAAAAAGAAGGAGAAACACACATGGCTCTCTACCACCGCAACATCGAATTCAAGGACATCCTTGGCGACCGATACTGGATCAACGATGAGACGATCCTGAAGGATCTCTTTGAAGCCAAGATCCTCACCGACATCCTCGAACTGAATAACCCCGACACTGAGCCTGTCGGCTTCACCGCCACTGTTGAGCTGGTCAACAGCTACATCGATCGCTACAACCGCCTACACAAGGCCGGTTGCCACACTGTGAGCGACGTGGCAGATTTCGAAATCATGCGCATCCGCGCTGGTCGAGAGTACTCGCTGGGCGATCTCTGATCGCTGATTCCCGGCTTCTTAGTGACAGTTCGCCTCTACCCATAGCACATACACTTGCTATTGGTAGGGGCGGACTTTGCTATGAGGTATCAATGAAGGAGAAACAAATGTGTGAAATGTGTGGACACCCGTCACCAGACACTAACAATATCGACGATTTGCTCGAAGCGTATGAACGTCAGCAGCGAGAGGTCTACATCAACCGGACAATTCCTGCCATCGACAGACTTGAAGGTATTTCATACGATCTAGCAGATGCATACGAAATGGAATACCGTGCCAATCCCACATACGAAAATGAAGAACGTATGCGCTATTGGCGATACATGGGTGCAGCCCACTGGTCAAGTAAGAGTAACTATGATCCCTATGCGCCAGCATACAGCGAGTACAAACAGCGCAAGAATGAATATATCTACCTTCTGCGCCGTCACGGAAAATTTAAAGCTACCGATGATGAAAAGAGTCTCTTCATTTTTATCGGTCTCATCGGTGCAATAATCGGCATTCCTCTATTGATGTGTATCCTTCTTGGGCTATCCTCTTAAACGCAACAAGACAGTAGATACAACAGACAGGACCAACATGTCTCTCACCACACTTATCAAGCGTTTCAAGCCACGTCGCCACACCACGCTGCGCATTGAATTTCCCATCATGCTCCCACGTGAGTGCACAACCAGCGAATATGAATATTTCTCCAGCGCCGAGATCGAAAGTAAACTGCTCGCTGTATACGCAGCGCTCACTGACAAATGCGGCATCAAACCCAAGCAGCTACGTGGGACTATCGTCCCTATCCTTGGTACCTCACAGCGCTACAGCAACAAGATCATCGTCAAATGTCGTGTGCCTGAAGACGCATCAGTGACAATGGTCCGCGACGTTCTCGTACAAACATTCAAGGGGAACTGCGCCCTATTCGTGTAACCCCTTGTTTCACTGTCAATATCCTCAGTTATCAAGTAAACTGAGATCAGAATGTTCTCCTGCACATCGCAGATGCGCAGAGATCTTCTCTGGGGATGAACCCATCATCCCCAGCACCTCTTCATGAAGGAAGGAATACATCTCCATGAATCTCAACATTTTCAAGAAGCGAAAGTCCGGGCTGACCCTTGTGGTCGCCACCACGCTTCTGTTTGCCGGTCCTGTTGCAGCCCATGCTGCTACCACCGGGACCGACAACGCTGCTGACAACACGGGCGCAACCTCTGCGTCTGCCGATGGCAACAACGGCATCGTCGGCACCGAGCCCGGTGCGTCGACCGCCCCCCGCGCGCCCCGCCGCGCGGCAACCGATGTCAAGGGCCGTTACGGAGACAAGTACTCCGTGAACGCCACGCTCGACATCCGCGTTGATTACGCGGGTGACAAGGTCGAAAAGGGTGCCACCTTCTCTGTGGCTCTCGGAAACGGCCTCCAGGTTCCGAACGGATTCAACAGTGTCGATCTCAAGGCCACCGCCTTGGACGGCTCTGAGAAGAAGATCGGTAAGTGCACCGCCGAGAACGGCGCATTCAAGTGTATCGTCACCGAGGACATCGCCCAGACTCTGGGCGGTAATGGTTCGCTCAAGAATGGCTTCGTCAAGCTCGAAGCCACGCTGAATAAGTCGAGCATCGGCAAGACCACGACCAACGTCGTCGTCGACGGTACGAAGTACACCGTCGGCCTGGGCCGAGGCGTCGTCGGTGAGCCCGTCACCAAAGGCGACGGCAAATTCTGCTGGTCTGATGGCAAGACCGCAGAGGGCCTCTACAAGTTCGGCTGCTGGGTTCAGGCCCAGGGCCAGCCGGGCCAGACCGTCACGATCACGGAGACTCGTGACGATGCCACCTACCAGGGCGGTGTCACCATGACGACTGTCGACGGTGACTGGGCCAACCCCATCGACTGGAATAACATCGGGGTCACCAAGCCCAAGGTCACGAAGAGCGCTGACGGCAAGTCTGCTACCTTCACGATCCCCAGCGAGCTGTCTGGTGACCACATGGCTCGCATCCGCGTTGTAGTCGTCACTCCCGAGAAGGAGATGACGAACAAGGCAACGGTCAACAACAAGGAAGTCAGCACCACTGCTACCTGGCGAGCCAAGGGCTCGTCTGGTGCCGAAACTGGCGAGAACGAGAAGCCGGTGACCCCGACTCCCGCTCCGACGCCTGATCCGACGCCTACGCCAGACCCCAAGCCGTCTGAGCCTCCTGTGACTCCCCCGGTGACGCCTGAGGATCCCAAGCCCGCTCCGACCCCGGACCCGACTCCCGAGCCGTCGACTCCACCTGCGCCAACTCCTACGCCGGAGCCGTCTACGCCTCCTGTCACCCCGGAACCCGAGAAGCCTGCTCCTACGCCAGATCCGACCCCGGACACCCCGAAGCCGGATCCCAAGCCGACCCCGGAGCAGCCGACTCCTAACCCTGATCCGAAGCCCACGCCGGAGCCCAGTACTCCGCCCGTGACGCCACCTGCGCCGACTCCTACTCCGGAGCCGTCTCAGCCGTCTACGCCTGAGAAGCCCAAGCCGGAGCCTTCGAAGCCCTCGGAGCCTACGGACCCTGCTCCTACGCCGGATCCCAAGCCGTCTGAGCCCAGCGTGACTCCACCTGCCACGCCTGAGAAGCCTGAGCCCAAGGAGACCCCCAAGGAGACTCCTTCTCAGCCGTCTACCCCGGACAAGCCGGGTAATAGCACGCCTGAGCACAAGGGTGCTGTCACGGGTCTGGCTCAGACCGGTGCCAGCGACACTGGCCTGATGATCGCGGGTGCTACTGCACTCGTCACGGCTGGTGGCATTGCGCTTCTGCTGCGTCGTCGTCAGAACAACAACTGACGACTGACGTGAGTCAGTAGCTGTGACATAGGAACAAGGAGAGAGGCTCTGGAGATGCAATACTCTCTGGAGCCTCTCTCTTTTCAAGAACAACAGAAAGAGAAACAGGAGAAAACAATGCGCAAGGAAATTACGGACGTTCAGCTCATCGACGACATCGACGGTTCGCCCGCTACCGCCACCATCGAGTTCAGCGTGGGTGGCAAGAGCTACATCATCGATCTCTCTGAGCAGCATGCTGCTGAGTTCAATGAGGCTCTCGCGCCTTACATCGAACATGCTCGCCGTGCACGTACCACCAAGAAGAAGGCTTCGCGCAAGTCGCGCAGCTCCAGCGAAGCTGCTCGCGCCAAGCGTCAGAAGAATGCCGAGATCCGCGCCTGGGCTATGGAGAACGGTGTTACCGTCTCCAAGCGAGGCCAGCTGAACCAAAGTGCCATCGCCGCTTACGAGGCTGCTCACACCACCCCTCAGGCAGACACCGAGGACTGACAGGAGCGAGACATGTCCACTGCTACTGCCCCAGCCTCATCGACGACGGTCGTGTTTCTCGACATGCGTCATGAAACAGATCTGAGTGCACTCCCAATGGGAACGCTGATCATCACTGTCGGCCCCACTGAGAACGTCACCCACGAAGACCGTCAGTACATGAAGTGTCAACGTCATTGGATCAGCCCTGACAATGGTCATTGGGATGATGAGTCTCTCGCTGAATATCTGAATGAGCAGATCGAGATGGGTCGTCGGGCTATCGCCACGTACATCCCCATTTACCCTGCTCATCGATAATTTCATCGACAGTTAACAGTCAGCCAGTCAGTTCATGTTGCCTCCCCTGTGTATATTTGTATGTACCCCCTGTACATCACAGATGTACCGGGGGAGGTAATGTGCACTGGTACTGTACTTAACTTTCCAACCACTAACCCCTTGTAGTGAAACTGGCAGACACGCTTGATTCAAAATCAAGTGCTCAGAAGAGCGTGTGGGTTCGAATCCCACCGAGGGGACCACCATGTGTCCGGGCAATGCTGGATGATTAGGACTCAGTTCCTGCCGCTCTGATCAAGCGGATGCACCGGACACCGCGATCGGGGGATCGCGTACGGGGTAGCACTCCGAGGACCAACAATTGCGCCATTGGGCGTTTGTGTGTGAGTTTCTGTTGGTCAAGTTCTACTACGATGATAGATAGCAGAACAGCATCCCCCACATAACCCCGTCCAGGGAGATAATCTTGAGGACGGTAGCGGACCCATTAGAAATCACCTTTCTAATGACTTACCGCATCTGGTTTGCTCTTCGGACCTATCTACTAACAGAGGTGATCTGGAGCCTGGAGAGCAAACCTGCAACACAACATACAACAGCACGGAATGTGGCGCAGCTTGGTAGCGCACCTGCTTTGGGAGCAGGGGGTCGCGGGTTCGAATCCCGCCATTCCGACGATACAAGCGCGAGGACGCTTGTATTGCGGGTGACTACTCGCGGCTGATTATTGACTTCAGCCGAAGGCCACCATACGTTTAATGACAAGCACGTATGGTGGCCATAGTCATAAGGGTCAGTACGCTAAGTTAATGGGGCAGCGAAGGGAGCCGACTGTAAATCGGTCACAGTTAACGACACACCGCAGGTTCGAGTCCTGCCTGGCCCACAACACATTGCACATTCCAACAACCTACACAAAAAGGACAGACCAATGGTTGACAACATCGGTATCAAGCGTAATGACGATGGAACGTTCACCGTCTCTGAAGCTTGGCTCACAGACGCACTGGAAACGGCCTTCGAAAAGGGCACAGACGACAATAATTGTTGCAGTACGTGCGTCGCTGAAGAGATCATGAAGGGCAAGTAACATCCAATCGGCCAAGTAACACACTTGGCTTTATCTCGAATAGTGTAAAGGCAGCACACCGGATTTTGGTTCCGGGAATCTAGGTTCGAATCCTAGTTCGAGAGCTAGTCAACGCGTATTTGTTTCCTTTCTAGCGTTGACTATGGGTCACCCGCCTCGTCACTCTTGTCAGAAGAGTGGGGTGACAAGCTGCTTAGCCCAATGGTAGAGCACCTATCCGTAAATTCTCTTCTCTCGGCGAATAGGGAGATACAGGTTCGATTCCTGTGGCAGCACTATTTACATTCTTCATACCTCAACATAACATAAGGGTAGCGACTCATTATAAATTCTGACGCACGAGAAACGATTAGACGCCTTGATGCAAACGTGTTCCACGCTGACAATGAACCACTCACTATCGACATCATTATCGCCGCGCGTTTTGATGACGGCGAACACTCTGTTTCCATCACATGGGATCCACACACCGATGAAGCGTCCATTGAACGCATCTAAACATCCCGAAAGATCACACATCAGAAGAAAGGCTAATTTTCAATGATCATCAAGCTCAAGAATCTCTCTATCCCGTTCCACAGGCTCGGCCTCGGAGCCATCCTGATCAGCCCGAACGATACCCGTTACCTCAAGTCGCTCACCGACGACGCAGAGTTCTGCTGGGTCACAGCCACTGATGCCATCACTGCTGAATCCGTGCTCGATAGCACGATGAAGCACGACATTGGTGACGGTAAGGGCTGGAAGGTCATCCCGTGACAACCGTGACAGAGAACATCGAGTACATCGATGATGCCGTGAACGGCATCGAATGCATCGGTGACGGTAAGTTCACCGTAACCGAAGAACGCCTCAGAGAACTTCTCGAAAACGAAGTCATCAAGAACCTGTACGACATGAACGTCGACGCTCCTGGCTCATGTATGTTCGGCATCGAAAGTCTGTACCCCAGCTACGGTAACGCACCTGACATTGTTGCTGACACACTCATCGGTATCATCATCGACAATCACAACGAAGCAAAGGAGAGCTCAGATGCTTGATGATAAGGACATCAACCAAATCCCACAGAAGGTTGCTCAGATTCTCTCGAATGAACAACCGACTGAGCAACCAACTAAGCCGACCCATGCATATCAAACAGAACTAGGTCGACATGGATTCGTCGATGGTCTGGGGAATTACTACAATCTTCTTGATTTCCTCCGTGGACCGGCAGTCATCGATATGACTGACGATGGATGCGGGTGTTTCTTCCTAGTCTTCAAAAACGGCAGACCGAGCCACTGGGTTGGCGATTCCGGTGTTGAAAAAGACATGGAAGAGATGATCGAATTCATCACGGACGAGTTGACCGGTGAATTCAAGATCACTCAGTTCTGAGAGAAAAAGTCTTTTCCAAAGAAGACTAAGAACATTTTTCGTACATCGCAGATGTACTAGGATATTTATTGATAGAGATCGTAAGACGATCTAACTCTAGCCATACGAAGGAGAAAATAAACATGGCACGAATCAACACCCGTAACGCTGGTACTGCGATCGGTCGCCTCGCTTCCGATCCGCGTTTCTTCGACAACAAGGATGGATCCCGCACGGTTCGATTCACCGTTCTGGTGGATCAGGACTTCGTGAGCGCCAACGGTGAGCGCGGCGTGGACGCCGTTCCCGTCGAACGCTTCATTCCTGCCGATCGAGGCAACGGCGTCTTCGACATGGCTCACCAGGGCGACCTGGTGCAGGTGTCGTATCGCGCGACCACCGACTCCTACGTCGATCGCAACGGCGAGCGTCGCTACGTCACCAAGCTCATCGTCACCGACGTGCAGCTGCTTGAGAGCCGCAAGGTGACCACCGCTCGCCTTGCGAAGCGTGCCGCCAAGCAGGATGCGCAGAACCGCGCTGCTCAGGCTGCCCAGCAGGCTGCCCCGGCTCCTGCTGCCCCTCAGGCTCCCGTCTTCGCGGACGACGCGCTCAATGCGTCCGATCCGTTCGGTGACGGGTTCGATCAGGGTAACCCGCCCTTCTGAGAAGAGCATGGTAAGATTCTGATCAACAACCACAACTGAATCGCACAACAGAATATCGCAAACAACACCAATATCCCGTAGCAGCATCACGCTGCTACGGGATATTGCTTTACACAGCGATCACTGCTGCATCGCTGAATCCAGAGCCACAGGTTCTGCCACCAGAAACACGTTCTGCTGGTAGTAGCCATAGCTGTTCACACGGCCACCACAGGTCGTCAGCACCAACCGACGCGGACCAGTGGGGCTGAAATAGTCCTCCGGGAACGCCTGATGCTCAGCAACCCACATGCCGCTCACACGCCACGTGGACAACGACCCATCGAAGCCCTTCACCCAGATCAACTCATTCTGAGAGACATCCGTCGCCATGGTGTACAACGCCCCACGGTGACGCTTTGTCCACGCCACATGAGATGCGATAAATGTTGTTCCCTCGCCACCCGTCATACTCACTGCGCGTGATGAGCTTGTTTGTGTTCCAGACTGCACGGTATCGGAAGAAGGGGCAGAAGAAGGCAGAGCAGCAGACTGTGGTGTATCAAACCCCGGACGAACGCCGGTGAGAACTCCAGTATCGGATGCAGTGAGGGGTGCTCCAGCTGAATACCACACACCTCGGTGCACGTTGGTCGGCACATGAATCGTCTGAAGATCGCCATAGTTCGACGCCTCGAACGAATCAGACCCCTGAAGCTCCATGTAGATGCCGGACTCCGGGATGAACACAGATCCAGGAGCCATACGAGCAACCGACATCGTGTCAATCCTGTAATCCTCAGTGTTGATCTCCCACGTGTTCGACCCTTGATCCGAATCCGCGTTCACGACCGGCCACTCGTGGGTGAGCACATCATCAGTAGCTTCAACAGGCGCAGTAGAGACTTCCTCATCCTGATACGTCTGAGCAGGCACCGGAAGCTCTTCCTCGACCTGAGCCTCATCATGTGCGCGATAGATCAGGTAGAGACCGCCACAGATGAGACTCATGACGATAAGCCACACGATCGCCGTGAAAACAGCGCGCCATTTACTCCGCTTGTTCTTCGGGTTCTGCGTGCCTTGCTTACCGTGGGCAACCCCCACATCATGCAACACCTCATCGAGACTCGACGGAACAACCAAAGACTCGGCCTTAGACTGAGTCTTGTCAGGGCTAGTCCCATCGCCATGCACGATGTCATCGAAACTCGGCAGAGCAGCGCCGGGGGGCACCGAAAACGCCAGCCCCATGGCGTGCCCCGGGGTCGGATACGGATCCTGCCCAACGATCAGGACCTTGACCTTGT